GTCCAGGGCGACGAGAATCTGTACGAGTACGTGATGAACGACGGTCTGCGGCTGGCTGAACAGGTCGTGACCCGCACCAAGGTCGCCAAGAACGAGCTGCTGGCTACGGGCAAGGTGACCATCAAGGAAAACGACCTCGACATCACCGTGGACTACGGCGTTCCTGCTGCCAACCTCCAGAAGACCCTGGACTTCGGCGCTGGTGCCGCCAAGAGCATCCCCGACCAGCTGCAGGAGCTGATGGACGAAACTACCACCAAGGGCATCACCCTGACTGGTATGGTTCTGCCCCGCTCCGTGCTGACCAAACTGCGCCAGAACGAAGCCATCCAGAAGGCCGTCAACGGCGCTCTGATGGCTGGTCAGCTGGTGCGCAACTCCGACCTCAGGGCCTACCTCAATGAGGAGTTCGGTATCAGCCAGATCATCACCAACGACCTGACCTACAACGTCGCTGGTGCGCTGAACACCACCACGGGCATCCCCGCGCTGACCGCTCACCGCTACTTCCCGGCGAACAAGGTCTCCTTCTTCGCTCCGAATGCCAGCGGTCGCATCGGCACTGGCCTGTGGGGCGACCCGCCCGAGGTTGACGCTGCCCGTGCGTTCGACGGCGGCGTGGCTGCCAGCGGTGAATCTCCCTTCGTGTACATCTCCCAGTGGGGCGAGACTGACCCTGCCGTGCTGTGGACGAAGGCGAGCGCCCTGTTCATGCCCGTCCTCTACAACCCGAACGCGCTGTATGTCGCAAGCGTGATCGAGACGCCCGGCGCTTGATGTTCCGGGTAGTCTCCACGTTCGCCGACCTACAGGACGGCAAGCACCTGTATAAACCGGGGGACACGTTCCCCCGGCAGGGCTTGACCGTGGACGCGGCGAGAATCGCCCAGCTTGCGTCATGCGACAACGCAACGGGCAGGGCGCTTATAGAAGCCGTGGAACCGCCCGTAGAGCCGGGGAACGACCAACCTAAGGAAACACCCACGGAACCGCCCAAATCAGCCCAGAGGGACCGCAGAAGTCGCAAGAAGGAGTGATAGACATGATCGAGCAAATATGCGCGTTCATTCACAATTTCTTTGTGGCAAAGACCTACACCGGGACGTTCACCATTTCCGGCGGTGCGCTTACCGTGGATGGACTGGTCGAGGGCCAGTACATCTACATCAAGGGTAGCCGCTTCAACGATGGTGTATGCCAATACGGTGTGGACGAACTGCAGGATGAAACCTTCGAGGGCGAGGTCTGGGATATGCGACCGCCCAGGGCGTTTGTCAATCTGGCGGGTGAGATCGAAAACTGGGTCACCAAGTATGGCGACACAGTCTCAGGGCCGTACCAGTCCGAGAGTTTCGGCGGTTACACCTACAGCCTTAAAACTGGCACCAACGCCAGCGGAGGGCAGGATAGCAACGCCGGAAGCTGGCAAGGTGTGTTCAGATCACAGCTGAACCAATGGAGGAAACTGGCATGAGCTTGATCGATACGATGAAAACGCCGTGCACGATGATTGACAAGCGCACAATTCCCGATGGCATGGGGGGAACCACCACGGCATGGGTGGACGGCGCGACATTCGACGCAGCGATCATCAAGGATTCCTCCATGCAAGCCCGGACGGCAGAAAAGCTGGGCGTGACCGAGGTGTACACCGTCACCACGGGAAAGAACGTCCAGCTGGACTACCATGATGTGTTCCGGCGCGAATCCGATGGCGCGATCTTCCGGGTGACATCCAACATCACCGACAGTAAAACGCCCAGGGTGGCGACATTCCAGTTCGGACAGGTGACCGCAGAAAAGTGGGTGCTGCCGTCATGACGAACACAGCCAAGGCGCTATACCAGTTTTTCTCTGGGTTCGGTCTTCCTGCCTACGTGGAATACAGCATCCCCGACGATGCACCGTTGCCGTACATCTCATACCAGCTCATAGAGCCGGACTGGGACGATGGCGGCACTTTTTATGCCCGTGTGTGGTATAGATCGACCTCCTATACAGCCATCAATGCCAAGGTGGACGAGATACGCGCCGCCATTGGCGAGTGCATTTCTATCCCCACAAGCGGCGGTGCGGTATATCTGACCAAAGGTACACCCTTCGTGCAGTATATGCCGATGGAGGGCGACGATACGCTCAAGGTGGCATATATCAACTTCAACATTCACGCAATAACGACATAAGAGGTGAGAGCAATGAGTGAGTTTACCCAGGTACGAGCAACCGCGTTTGAGGAAATCCAGATGAACGCGGGTATCGTGCTGGATGAATTTAATCCCGATACTGGCGTAAAGGGAAACATCATCGGCGTCACCAGTGGCGGCCTGTCCTTCAACTCCAACCCGGAGTATGAGGATTTTGGCGAGGATATGGACAATGTTCCCGCTAATACGTGGCAGCTGAAGCGTGTGCGCTCCTATGACCCGGCGCTGAGCGGCAACTGGGTCACCATCACGGCAGCGGAGGCCAAGCGCATGAACGGCGCTGGTACGCTGTCCGGCAGCAAGATCACTCCCAGCCATGAGTTGAAGGAGAGCGACTTCGACGATATCTGGGTTGTGGGCGACTACAGCGACAAGAATAATGGTGCCGACAAGGCTGGCTTTGTGGCGATCCACATTATGAATGCGCTGAACACTGGCGGTATGCAGTGGCAGACCACCAAGGATGGCAAGGGTCAGTTCGCGTTCGACTATCATGGCCATTACGACATGACGGACATCGACACCGTGCCCTACGAGATTTACGTCAAGGCTGGCACCACCTGACGCACGACAAGCGGCTTGTAACGCGGGATAGTATCTGACATGGGTTTATACCCAGCCAGTGCGAAAACGCGCTACAGGCCGCATTTTGACGATTATAGGAGGTTCTACATGAAAACACTGGCAACGTGCAGCGACGTGGAGTTCCTGCGCCAGACCAACCGCATCCGCAAGTACGCGGAAAAGTGGCTGAAGGACACTGGCATCTTCGACATTCGCACCCGCAAGCTGGCAGACCCGCCAGAGGACATGAGCGAGGACGAAAAGAAACAGTGGTATCGCGCCAAGGCCAAGGAACGGCTCAACGATATGCTGGACGCGGCGCTGGACACCCACGCGGAGCAGACAGTCGGGATGCTTCGGCTGCTTTGCTTCATGGAACCCGATGACAGCGAGGGCGTGAAAATGCCGCAGATTTTGGGCGCAGCTGCCCAGATGATGAACGATGGGAACGTCCTCGATTTTTTTACTTCATTGGGGCGTTTGGGGCTGATGAATATGGAAACGCCCTTAGAAGCATAAGATTAGACTTGCTGGCCGCACTGGGCCGGGATTACATCATCCAGCACGTACACGGCTATATGGCTGATAAGCTCGATGAACGGCGATATCGCGCATACGTGACGGACGCGATGATGGCGATAGCGGAGAATACAGCGCGGTTCAATGGCGGGTCGCAGATGAGCGGACGCTGGTACGACCAGTATAAGCCCGTAGACAATCGCAGCGCGGAAGAGATCATCCTGGACATTGTGAAAAAAGCCGGGTTGAAATAAGGTGGTGAACTCATGGATTTATTCGTACTGAAAGCAACGCTGGGGCTTGATACGAGCGAATACGAGGAAGGACTGGACAGGGCGGGTAAAAAGGCCAGCGTATTCGGCGACGTACTCAAGGCAAACCTTGTGAGCAAGGGCATCGAGGTCGCGGTCAAGGGCATGGCAAAGTTTGGCAAGGCAACCGTAGACATGGTGTCCCAGTCCGTGAACGCCTACGCGGATTATGAGCAGCTGGTCGGCGGTGTAGAAACCCTGTTCAAGGGCGCAGCGGATAAGGTGAAGCAGTATGCCCAGGACGCCTACATCAACGCGGGTCTTTCTGCGAATGAGTACATGGAAACCGTCACCTCCTTCTCCGCGTCGCTCATTCAGTCCCTGGGCGGGAATACGGCAAAGGCTGCTGAAATGGCGAACATGGCGATCGAGGATATGTCGGACAACGCCAATAAGATGGGCAGCGACATGGCTTCGATTCAGACGGCGTATGCTGGTTTTGCGAAGCAGAATTACACGATGCTGGACAACCTTAAACTGGGGTATGGCGGTACAAAGTCCGAGATGGACAGGCTGATCAAGGACGCCATGAAGTTGGACAAGACCTTCAAGGTCGCTACCAAAACCACAGGCAAGGGCAAAAAGGCCAACAAGGAACTCGCCTATAGCTATGCTGACATCGTACAGGCAATTCACATCGTCCAGAACGAGATGGGAATCACCGGAACCACCGCGAAGGAAGCCGAAAAAACTATCTCCGGCTCTCTTAATATGGTAAAGGCCGCGTGGCAAAACCTTCTTTCTGGCCTCGGTGAAGGTAGCGATGAAAAGGTGGATATGCTGGTAGAGCAGTTGATTTACAGCGCTGAAAAGGCACTGGATAACCTGCTGCCTGTCATTGAAAATGTCCTGTATGGCATTGTTACTATGATTGAGGGCCTTGCGCCTGTTATAGCCGACAGATTACCCGCATTTATGGAGCGCATACTGCCTCCTTTGACAAGGGCAACAGCCACGCTGGTTACTGCATTTACAAAGGCATTGATTCAAAATATGCCTGTAATCATTAAATGCGCAAAACAAATACTCGGTGAAGTATTTAAGGCTGTCAAAGAGGAAGCCCCCGGTCTTATGCCTATCCTTCTCGGTGTAGGCGGTGTAAAAGCCGTAAGTACAGGTGTAAAAGCTGCATCTGGCATAAAAAGCCTCCTTGTATCTTTAGGTTTGATTAAGGGCGCAGGAACCGCCGCCCAAGTCGCCGCTACTGCTGCTGGTAATGCCGCTGCAACGGCAGGAACTCAGATGGCTAATGCGGCTATTGGTGCCGGCACAATGACCACTGCATTTGGCGCTGCCGCTGCCGCCGCTACAGGGGTTGCCGCTGGCGCTGCTGTGGTTGGTGTTGCATATGCCAAGACAGACGCAGAAATGAGGGAACTGTCGAAAAATCAAGAGAATGAGATAAATACAGCCCTTGAAACGTATAGGAAACTGTACAAGGAAAAAGGCCCGCAGATTGCGTTCGAATGGGCGCAAACCGTCTACAATCTGAATACAACATCGCGTAATCACCTTATGGTTGAGCGGTTGATTACCGAAAAGATTGAAAAGAATTGGCGGGATGTACCGCAAAATCTGTGGGAGGGACTAAAGCAGGAATGGAATAAATTCTTTGGCCCCGGTGGAGAAGGAATAATCGGGCTATTAAATGCTGCAATCGTCAAGCCCATAGAAAATAGCGTTATTGGAAAGGCGTTTAATTGGGGCAAAGACATGATTCAAAACCTGTGGGACGGCATCAAGTCCATGTGGAGTTCCGCAAAGACATGGTTTGAAGATAACGTTCTGCAATGGTTCAGGGACAGAATACACTTTTCTGAACCCGACAAAGGCCCTCTTTCGGATTTCAGCACGTATGCCCCGGATATGATGCGCACGTTCGCAAAAGGCATACAGGACAATGCCTATCTTGTGAAAAATGCAGCTTTGGGCGCGTTTGACATATCTCCACAAATCAATGGTGGAGCAGGCGGTCAGCAGTTCAGCGTTTCCCGTGGCGCACCGACTGCACAGCCGACACAAATCAATCTGATTCTGGATAATACGGTCATAGGCCGTGCGCTGCTGCCGTATATCAATGCGGAGCAAATGCGCATGGGCATTACTTTGACAGGGGGTGCGCATTGATGTTCTCAATAGACGGAATGCAATGGACGATACCATGTGACATCACGCGTACCGCTATAGTACAATCCAGCGAGATTAGTGGAAAACTGCTGAACGGTGAATACTTCAATGATGTTGAAGGTACATATATGCAATACGAGGTCACACTCTGCCCGAACACGCAGCAGATGGGCCAGTATTACAGCCTGTATCAAGTCATATCACAGCCTGTGGATGGACATCAGTTCGTGTTCCCCTACAATGGCAGCACTGTTGAAATTACAGCGCGTATAGAAGACATCTCCGACGTATACGTGCGTATGCCAAATGGCGGCGTGTACTGGAAAGGTGTATCGTTTACCGTAATCAGCAACGCTCCCACCTACGAGCCGACCCTTTCCGGGGCGATCTCCCGAGGGCTGACGCCACTGCCGGACGTGCTTGAGCCTGAGATCGGGGACACGTACACGTATACTGCCGACGGCTGGGTGCTGGTGGGCGACGTGGGCGACGCGGACACCACCGCGTATTAAGGGGGTGGGCGCTTGACCTACTACATTGACCTTGAGTGGATCATCAGCATCGACCCCGGCACCGGCGAAGTGGTGATGGGCGGCGGGCAATATCCGATCAAGAACCTGTCCTTCTCGCCCCAGGTGGATTTGACGGGGAACAGCCTGCCCATCAACCAGTACACCTGCGACGTGATCACCGCCGACGAAATCCCCGTGGACTGCGTCGGACACCGCCTCAGGGACGCGCGCGGCCTGTCCTGGGCCGAATGGCCGTTGACCCACGTGCAGCGCATCGCGGCCAACTGCTGGCGCGTGACGGCCTCATCGTGGCTGTGGGGGCTGCAATACACCGAGCTGGAGCCGAAGATGTACACCACCGAGACCGCCGCCGAGGCCGTGGCCGAATGCTTCCCGGAGTACAGCAGCGATTACAGCCTCGCCGAGGACCTGCAGGACATCCCCATTCGCGGCTTCTGTCCCGCGCAGACGGCCCGGGAGCGGCTGACATGGCTGCTGTTCGTGATCGGGGCCTATGCCGACGACACCTACACCGACGGCGTGGAGATCAAGGCCGTGGACGATACGCCCGCGCTAATCCCGCTGGAGTATACCTTCATGCGCCCCGCCGAGGACACCCGGGACTGGGTGACGGGGCTGAGCGTCACCGCCTACACCTTCCGGCAAGGCACCGAGGCGGAGTGGCAGGCCGACGAAAACTCCTTCCAGTTCCCCGTCCCGTGGATTGCCACCCCGCAGAAATTCGACCTGACCAACCCCGACGCCCCGGAGGACGCACGGGAAAACATCATCGAATGGGACGCGCTGTACCTGGTCAACCTCGACAACGTGTCCGGCATACTGACCCGGCTGGCCCAATACTGGTTCAACCCCAAAGAGGTGCAGCTGGACTGCGTCAACAACCACGATTTCAAGCCCGGGGACCTGGTGCAGGCCTACACCGATACCGATCGCATGGTGATGGGCTACGTGCAGCAGATGAACAGCCGCTTCGGGCTGCAATCCCGCTCCACGCTGAAGCTGATCGGGGCCACCGCCGTGACCGGCGCGAAGCTGACCGTGCGCTATACGTACCAGAACGGCATCATCGGCAAGGCGGTTTACTACCTGCCAGTGGGACATGCCTACAGCATCGCCAACCCATACATCGACAGGACCGTGAAGGGCACGCGGCGCGTCTACCGCCCGCAGGAGAGCGCCGTAACGGGCACCATCGTGGACGGCGAGAACACCGTCACGGCGGCCTACGACATCGCGCTGGAGTACAAGGGCAAGCGCCTGTATATCTACAGCGTGGACGGCGTCACCAAGCAGGACGAAACAGGGGTGATTTCATGAGCAAGGCACTGATTACCGAGGGTTACCTGACCGACATTGCCAACGCAATCCGGGCGAAGAACGGCAGCGCCGACACCTACACACCGCCCCAGATGGCGGCGGCCATCGCGGACATACCCACGGGCAGCGACGTGGACGTGGAGGAACTGAACGTCACCGAGAACGGAACCACCGTAGCGCCCTCCGGCAAGGCTTACAGCCCCGTCAATGTTAATGTCCCCAATACCTATACCGCCGCCGACGAGGGGAAGGTCGTGGATAACGGGGCGCTTGTAGCGCAGACCAGCCGGACAGTGACGGCGAACGGCACCTACGACACGACCGTCAACGACAGCGTGACGGTGAACGTGCCCGGGGGCGGGGGTGGCGCATTCGCCTATGCAATATGTCACGGCACAAGCGGTACTACTGTCGTAGCGACGGACGGTACCACGACACTGAATGGCACCATTTCAGGGGGGCGCTTATTTCTCGAGATCCCGAACAGCGGCACATGGACGTTTACGAATGACGGCGTAACTGTACAAAAAAGCATCACGACACAAGGTGAAGTGGTGGATGTTTCGTTTATATTTGTCATTCATCAGGATAATACGCCAGCCGGGGCAACGTTTACATATGCAAATGAAGGGAAAGAGATGATAGTTTTATGGCCATATTCAGATAATCACGAGGGTATTGTTTTTGATACTATAGGACATGAAGCGATAAGGGTGCTGCATGCATCACAAGCGGGTGTATGCACAGATACAGCAACTTTACCTGATATCACGGATAAAGGCACAGGTCGTGTCAGATACGCTATCAGTTTCCCATATGATTTTACAAAAAGCAGTACACAACGCTTCTTCGCGGTTTTTTATAACAAGACAATCGGGAGTACAGTGAGCTTGGTGATTGAGGTTACGGACTAAGGCGGTGACAGTATGAGCGCGAACACAAGCATCAAGGAGGGCGGCAAGGCCCGGTCTTTCGGCCCGGTGGCCGCCCTGATGGTGCAGGGCGACGACGGGAAGTATCTGCCGTGGGTGCCTGAGAGCGAACGGCAGCTTGGCACTAAGAGCGTCAACAAGAACGGCGTCTATCAGGCGAAGAAGGACGGCGTTTACGGGTGGCGGTCGTTTTCTGTCAACGTCCCCACCGATCAGGGCGTCACCGGCACAGACCCGACTACCGGGCAGCAGGTGGCCGTGGGCGTCGGCCCGACGGGGGAGCTGACCGAGACGGTGGTGCCGGTGGAGATACGGGTTATTACTCCTCCAAGCAAAACCACTTATCAAAACGGCGATGTTATCGATTACAGCGGTATCGTAGTACATGCCTTTGACGCCAAGGGAAATGATTTGGGTGCGGTGCCATTTAATGAGCTGGTATTTACAACAACAACTGTTGGCGTAGATATAAACGACACATGGACAGATGATGCAGGTTTGAACGCGAAAGCCATATACATCACGCCTCATTACTGGGAGGATGGATATGGGGAGCATGTGGTTTACGTACATACACCAGCACTTGGCTCGCACATGGGGTATCCTGCGACTTATGGCAATTATGACACTCCTGCAACTGTTCTTATAACGCGGTATGAGAACGGAAATTATGGGTTATGCATTGGGCCGGGTAGTGTACCAATGTATTTATTCACATATTCAAATGGTGTATGGCGTTTATGGAGTTCATCGTCTGCTAACGCACAAAACGATAGATTTAGCGGGATTTCGTTTGGCGATGTGCTTTCAAATTTCCCGGTTTCAACAGTAGACCCGACTGGCGTTGACCCTTCCAAACTCCATGGGGAGCATTCCATACCAGTATTATGGGCGCGAACGGGAGACGGTGAAGTTCTGGAGACACACTTTGACATAGTTGTTAATGGCAACTGAGGGAGGTGACTGACCATGGCCCAGCGGGCAATCATCGGCATCAACGGCGACAGCCTGCCCTTCGACGAGTCCCTGTCCCGCCTGCGCACCCCGGGGGTGGACGGCAGCAGCGTCACATGGGTGCCGGACGCGGACACCCGCTGCACATCCTTAAAGGCGACGGCCAACGGCAGCTACAACGCCGCCGACGCGGGGGTGTACGGCTACAACTATGTCACCGTGTCCGTGGGCGGTACCTCCGCCACCGGCACCAAGGATGGCGTGAAGTACCGGGTCACCGTGGACGGCAGCGGCAATCTGGTCTACACGAGGATATAAGGCGGTGAACCCATGAACCCATTTAACAACCTCCGCATGGAAATGAAAGAGGCCCTGACCAACATGTGGAACCGCATCAGCGCCCGCATAGAGGCCATCGAGCAGGGCGGCGGCGGTGGCGGCGGTGGCGGGGGCGTCACCGGCGTCAAGGGCAGCGCCGAGAGCGCCTATCGAACCGGCAACGTAAACCTTACCCCAGCGAACATCGGGGCGATGGAGGACGACGCGATACTCCAATATGGTCAAAGCATTCCCATCCCGGCAGAGGGAACGACCGCCCGATATAATGTCGTTGGAATGAACGAGCTTCACCAGCTTGTGTGCTGGAACTTTTCGCAAAGCCCGGAGAACGCCCCACCCGTAAGCCTGAGCTGGGCGACCTACAACGGGTATTTTACCATCACCAACGATGGCGGCACCACGTCGCAGAGCATACAGCCCGTATTTATCCCGACCGCGTTGGTTTTATAGCGCGACACCATGAGGAGGATTGAGCCATGGACCAGTATTTCATGCACCGCATCAAACA